CGCTCCACCGTCAAGCTGAATCACCATATCGACCTCAAGCAGATCACCCGTCATGTCGATCGACGGGGCCAGTCCAGAAACCGACGTCGCCTCAACCGCTGCGGGAGGAGCGGCAACGAATGTCACCACACCCGTCGCGGCCACGACGGTATAGTCCGTGGTCTCCGTCAGGAGCACCGGCCCGAAGCCAACATCCTCCCAGATCCGCAGGGTGTCCGCGTAGATGTTGTCCTCATCGAGATTGAACGCGACCACGATGCCATCGCCGAGCCCCAACCACTCGCCTTCCGCGCGAGCGCGGGTGGTCATGGCGACGTCAGCACCGCCCGGCAGCATCGCCACCAGGTTCTCAGTCGTGACCTCAATCAAGGTCGCCTGGATCGTGGGCTTGCACGACTGGATGCGATCCGTCCCGACCAGAATGCCCAGGGTTCCGGCGATTTCGTCCTGGCCCAGTTCTATCCCAGGATCCCACTGGCCCTGTTGGGTGGCCCCCAACAGTCTCTCGCCGACCTCGCCATAGTTCATGTACAACATGCCTTCACCGAGCAGTCGGCTGGCCGCGGTGGCAGCACTTACGCCCGTCAGTCCCATCGCCATTGTTCCGACCTCCGTTCTGTATTTGTGCGGCCTACGCCGCTGCTATGAGTCAAGCCCGGCCAAAGAGAAAGCCGACCCCTGCCTGATATCAGGAATCGGCTCTACTTCTCTCGACTCTCCGGTGATCAAGCCGGAGGGCCGGGCAGTTATGAACTTTTCAGAGTGTCCTGCCTACCTAGAAGACGGCTTCCACTTCGACTTGCCGGTCGAAGTTTAGACTCCATTGTGTCATCAGCCGGTGGACGTCCGGCGCGTCGGTCGGCCCCTCGCTCTCTCGCGCGAAGTCAATCTGAAGCATGATGATATCTTCGTCGGCCGGCGTGAGCACTAGCTTGTCCATCAGCGTAATCACGCGGTGGCGAATCGATAGCAGCCGTGCGCTGTTCGGCGAATGGTCCCATAAGTCCAGGAGCCAAGTGCCGTCCGCGAGCGCCCAACTCGCACCCACCTCGACCGTGAAGCGATGTGTCAAGTACGGAAATGCTGTATTCGGCGGAGCCATCCCATTAACGAGCCGCACCGTCCCGCCGCAGATGCCCTGCAGTATCGCATCTCCCGTCAGGCGATCATCTATCTCCGTGAGTAGAGCCTGTCGCAGATCCATCAGATCAGCCCCTCATCGAAGATCCGCTTGATAGCCGGCTTGGCTCGGTCGAGAGCAGGCTTCAAGCTCGGCCGCGGTTCCATATTTTCGGTGCCGTACTCAAGATAGATCGCATACTCCAGTCCGGTGCCTACCCGGGCCTGCACTCGGCCTGGCTCTATCCGCGGTTGAACCCGGATGCTGCCTCTTAGACCAGCCGCACCGAGACGTGATGCCGGCGCCTCACCGGGAGCGGAGGCCGTATAGAAACGGCTTGTCCCCGGGATGCGATATTGCCGCCCTGTGCGTTGCCCCGACAACCCCTCCAGCCATTCATTCCGGACTGCGTGACAGGCGCGAAGAACCTGCTTGGGCAGACCCTTCTCGATCTCATGTGTCATGCGACTGAAATTAGAGATCAGCCTCACGGCCATCAGACGACTCCCAGTTCCTTGACAGCTACCCGCGTCCAGCTTTCCAAGCCAGTCCCGTATCGAGACGGCTCTGCGAGTTCGAGGACTTTGCTGGCCCCCGTCATCCACACCAGCCGATCATCGCCAAGGGCGAGCTCGACGCGGCCCGGAAGCTCGACCTCATGCGAAACGTCACTTGTCACCTGGGCATATTCGGCCCTGGCATTCACCGCCAACGGGATGACTCGCGCGTAGTGCAACTTCACGTCGGCCCACGTCTCCTCGATGCCGGTCGCGATCCGCGTCTTGGTCCGGTGCTGTACCATCACTCTATCGCGGTATATGCCTGGTGACATGTCAGAGACCCCAGAAGACGCGGTAGCGGTTAAGGAGAGCAAAGTCCTCTTCGCCCCAGTCCGTCCGGCCTTGGCCGGTGACGGCCTCAGCCTTCACGCCCTCAACGCGCCTCTCGTATCCGCGGGCCACTCGCTGGAGAACCCAAGTGGCAATCGGCTCGGGGATAGGTCCCTCCGTCCGGACGTATTCGACCAGGAGCGAAGCGTAGGCACTCGCGGCGGTGATTGCCGTCACCCTGCCCGAGCGGCGCGTCAACGTGATCACCCCGCCGACATTAGTAGCGGTGACACCTGCGAGCCCATAGGCCCCGCCGTCTCCGTCCATCACGGGGCTGTTGACGCAGGTGCAGAGCTCGTCGGCATCGGCGGTATTGCTGACCCCGACCTTGAACTCCCGTTCGGTGATGTCAGTCGCGGCCGCAGCAGTGAACGCGTTCCCGTCGATCCTCAGTCCCTCGCCCACTGCCACACCGGCAAACGTGATTCGCGGGAGATCCTCCTCGAACGGGTTGCCGAGGTAGGTGTCCGCGGCCTGCTTCGAAGCAAGGAGCAGACTCGCGAGAGTGGTGTCGTCGGCCCCGACCGGGTCGGCTCCGTAGTAGTATCTGCCCGTGATCGGAGCGTTGAGAATCGGGATGCTGCCGGCGTTGAAGGTGATGGTTCCGGTCGCCAGCACGATCGTGTAATTTGCGGCCGCCCCCTCGGTCTGTAGCACCCCGGTAACGCGCAGGCGTAGCGTGCCGGCCAGCACGGGGGTATGGTCGAGCGTATAGATGGCCGTGACGCCATCCCCCATGCCGACATACTCAGACTCCGCGAGCGTTCCCTCGGCCGAGAGATTCAGGCGCAGATACTCCCGAACGACGTCGAGCTCTGTCTTATCCGCCGTTGACAGGTCTAGCCTATCTTCGACCGCACTCATCTCAGCTCCTCAGCCCGACGATTCCGATTCTGACTAGGCATTCGTATCCGGTTCCGCTCTGGCCGGCGCAGACGTTCGCCCCCAGCGAAGACGGCCACGCCGCGCTCGACGAGTGCGGTGGCGACGGGGGAAGGCAGATCAACTGCCTCCCCCGCCGCATAGTCCTTGCCTTCAAGTCGAAGGCGCTGGCTGAACCTAATCAGCATTGCCAGTCCGATCTATTCGTCAGTGTCCGAGGCTGCCACTTGCTGAACAGCCGGTTCGTATCGAGGCCCGCCACGAATGCACGCAACGGTCGCATGGGCCGTGGCCGGTCCGACCATGTTGAGGGCCACCCAACTGTCCGCGGCCGAGAGAGCCGTATCCTCGACCTCGATGTAGGCGATGGCCTGAACGGTCGCGATGGCGAGCCGTGCCGCGTTCGAGGAAACCACGGTCAGCGTGCTCGCACCCGCCTCGGTGATCGTCAGCGTCAGCACCGCGGCGAGGTCGTCGGCAACGGTGACGCCAGCGCCACCGGTCCCGAGAGTGAGCAGACCCTGGGACACGGCGTTGTTGATGCACGCCGCGAGGTCCGTGGCGATGGTCGCCGCCACGCCAGAAGACTGGTCGAAGACCTGGGTGGCGTGGACCGGAGCTGCGGCCGCGGTGAACACCACGCCGTTGATGGTGACGGTGTCATCTACCTGCACGACGCCGACGGTGACCGTGATCACCGTAGCAAGCGTGTTGGCTACAACCGTACAGGTCGCCGTGGGGGCAAGTCCCCCGATGGCCGCGCCCGTCGCACCGGTATTGATGAGGTCCTCCCAGATTTCGAGGACCACATTCTCGGCCAAGGCCAGCGTGTCGATGTCCGCGATGAACGTGGCCTTGCAATGCCCGTGCATCCTGTAGTAGCGACTCGTGACGCCAGGTGCAGGCGTTGCCAGGATCTGGTACGGCAGCGCAACGTCCGCCTTGAGCTCTTCAGTCATAAGTCTCATGGTCCGAATCCTCCTCGTCCTTGTCTTTTATTCATCTGCTTTTCGGCAGGGAGGGCCCGGGCTCTCACCGAGCCCTCCCGATTCTCTCTCTCAGTCAAGCGGCGGCTCTAGTTCAGCACCACGAACGGGGAAACGGTATTGACCCCATCCTCCAGCAACAGCGGAGCAGTAACGCTCGGCTGGCCGTCCACGTTCCAGAACGCTTTAATGATCGTCTGGTTGGTGAGGAAGTTGGTCGAGCCGTTGTCCGTCTGCACGGCGATTCCGTAGCCGTCCTTGATGTAGTAGTACGACCAATCGCAGAGGATTATGTCGCCTATCTGCCCCAGGACCGGCTGCCGCTGATTGTAGAACAGCGGTATGCCGAAGAGACGATCCGGCTCGCTGTCCCGCGCACTTGCCTGCCATGCCGGAGCAACGCCAACGCCAGGCCCCACCATATTCATCAGTTGGGGCAGGACGCTTGGATTGCACGACCACGTCGGCTGACCGCCACTCCGCAGCAAGCGCCAGTACATCGCGGTAATGTCAGCGTATACGACCGCGGCTGCACCAGCGCGGGCCACGTTCACGACCGACGCATGGCCGATAACGCCCAGCGGACGCGCCACGCCGTTACCCGTCATGAACGCTACGTCCTCGGAGGCATTGATAGCCAGGCGCAGCTTGTCCATCACGAGGGGTCCAACATCGGAGTTTCGCAGGAGCTTATCGCTCAGGGTCGTCGAGCCGGCGACCTCGTGCGGGTTGAGCGTGATCTCGCCGAAGCTGGGCTCGGTGTCGTGCTTCGTCCCCGCTTCGCCAATCCAGTTGACGGTCACGCCAGAGTACACTCCCGCCGCGCCCTGGTTCAGCACCGGCATGGTCACGGATGCATCGGGGGCCGTTGTGCTCGGAGGAAGCACCGTCGCACGGGGCCGCACCATTGCATCCTGCGGCTGAATCTGCCGGAGCATTCCGCTGAATTCGGGCGGGACCAGGAATCCACCAGCCGCGCCAACGCCCATTGACAACGCCCG